GTTGACTCCCCTCCCTCTCCCCGGGGTAGAGCCTGCCGGACACTTGCCCTCTTGGCTCAGTCTGGCCTAGAGCGCTCGGTTGTCAGCCGAGAGAACACCGGTTCAAATCCGGTAGGGGGCGCTTTGGATCGGTAGTTCAGTTGGTAGAACAGCGGACTCTTAATCCGTACTGTCGTAGGTTCAAGTCCTACCCGATCCACGGAGCGTGAGACGTAAGCGGGGCATGCACTCCCCGACCGGTGAACGGTACTAGTCCGGTGAACGGTTCTCACGCAATGTCGCGTAGCTCAATGGCAGAGCAGGCGGTTGTTACCCGCCCGGTTGTTGGTTCGAATCCAGCCGTGACAGCGCAATGACGCATAGCACAACGGATAGTGTGCACGGCTACGAACCGTGCGATGGGGGTTCGAATCCCTCTGCGTCAACTGGTGCAGACAATAGGCCGTGACTGGCCAACGATATGCACCCTGGGTGAACACCGGCCCTAACCCCTTGGCTAGTCACCTATGGGACGGGAAGCTAGTAGCCCTCAAGCCCGCTTAGGCAAATGGTAAAGCCGCCTCGCTTAGGACGAGGTGCGTGGGGGTTCGAATCCCTCAGCGGGTACCAGAGTCAGCGTGGACGGCATTGATTCCCTTCGTCGGGTCAATGGTCCGCACGCTGATTCGTTTTGCCTCTGTAGCTCAATTGGTTAGAGCGCCCGTTTCGTAATCGGGAGGTTCGGGGTTCGATTCCTCGCAGGGGCCCTCAGGCAGGATAAACGCGTTCGCCCGTCATCCCGCCGCATCTAGGTGTAGCTCAGTAGGCAGAGCGCGCGGTTAGGGACCGTGAGGCCGTAGGTTCGAAACCTACCACTTAGACCAACTACTGAATTCAGTAGCTGCTACGCAAGCAGGATTGCGGCACGCTGTAGGCGCTCAGGGTCGTATTTGAAGTGGCCTAGGGCGCGTGCACATGCCTTGCAGACTACGCCTTTGATCTCGCCGTTCTGCTTGTCTGTGTAGACGCTGTTCGGGTCTTCCTCGCTGCCTTCTCTGTTGCAGATGTCGCAGGGGCTAGCGCGTAGGTCCATGTATTCAGGGACGGTAAGGCCAAGCTTCTTGGCTGTTCCCTTGATCTTGTCATCGCGGTACGGGTTGGCCCGGCCTGCTTGCCTTGCTCGCTGAGCGAGTGCTTTGCAGTCCTTGCACTGTGAGCCGTACCCGTCGCTGCGGTTGGCATCCTTGGCGAATGCGTCTAGGTCTTTGTCTTCCTTGCATGTGATGCATACCTTGTGTGCCATACACACTAGGGTAGCATCTGTCAACTACTGAATTCAGTAGCTGCCTATCAGGGTGTGTGAGTACCCCACCCCTTCTCGTATAGACCCCCTCGTGAGCGTGTCTATATCCCCCTTCTCTCTTAGCCCTACCCCCTGCATTGCCTACCCCCCTGGATAGCCCATGCCTAGTAAGCCTCGTACCCCATGTTCTGTGCCCGGGTGCCCTGAGCTAACTACAGGTGGTAGGTGCGCTGACCATAAGCGTGAGGCCAACAAGGATCGTGCGTCTCGTGGTGGTGCTGTCTATACGACACGATGGCAACGCGTGCGTAAGGCGTACATCTATAAGCATCCTTGGTGTTTGCTATGCGCTAAGGCTGCGACTGTCGCTGACCATTTCCCTTTGAGTCGTCGTGAGCTTGAGGCTAAGGGTGATCCGAACCCTGACAGCCCTAAGCACCTACGACCCTTGTGCACGTCGTGCCATAACAAGGAGACGGCTAAGCATCAACCGGGCGGTTGGGCGCATGAGCGAGGCGCACGGAGTGTGACGCTGAACGCTTACGGTCGGTTCGCAGATGACGGCTCGTCGTCGCGCTGAGCTACCCCACCCCACCCGGGGACCCCCTCCCACCCCTCACACCGAGCGGCAGGGAGGCAAAAACCTACGATGGCTGATCAGACCGTTCCTGCGGAGGTGACTGAGCGTGGCCGTATCCGGTGCCAAGCCCAAGCCTCACCTCATGGCGGTTCGTGAGGGCACGTTCCGTGCTGACCGACAGTCGCCCGGTGCCTCGTTCGCTCCGTCCGCTCCGAGTGAGCCGGATTGGGGCGAGGTCATGCCCGGCAGGAGCAAGGGTCATAAGGACGTTCGCGCTAAGGCTGCCTCTGTGTGGGCAACCACTATTCCGGCGCTCGTCGTGTCCGCTGGTCTGACCGACCCTCAGCGTGAGACAGCCATTGAGTATTGCATTACGGCTGCCCGCATCTGGCAGGCAGAGCGTGAGCTATCTCGGCAAGGTCTTGTGGTCGAGACCGAGCGAGGCATGGTCAAAAATCCGTGGGTCACCATTGTCAATCAGTACCGGTCTCACTTCCGGTCGCTAACGGGTGAGCTTGGCCTTTCCCCCTCTAGTGCGGCAAGGATCACGCCGCCGGATTCTGGGGGAGAGGATGACGACGTTTTCGACTGACGAGTTTGACCCCTCGTCGCTGCCCGTTCCGTATGACGCTCTGCTTGAGCTTGGCATGACGGACGAGGAGATTAGGGACGCTTGGGAGCGTCGTCCCCTCGTCAATGCTTTCCAGGCTCACGAGCGTGAGGGCGCGTACTTCTCGGTTGCTCACGCTGCCCGTGCTCTTAAGGCTATTGAGTCGTTCAAGCACACCAAGGGCCGGTGGGGTAACTCGCCGCTCAAGTTGCAGACTTGGCAAAAGGTGTGGGTTGTCTTCCCCATCTTCGGGTGGCTTTGGTATGACGACGAGGTTGGGCGCGATGTTCGCGTTACTCGCTCGGTCTGGATTGAGGTTCCGCGTAAGGCGGGTAAGTCAACCCTCTCCTCTGGCATCGGCCTAGCGCTCTTGCTCGCTGATCGTGAGGTTGGCGCTGAGGTCTACGCGGCCGCAGGATCCCTTGAGCAGGCCCGGCGCGTGTACGAGGACGCCAAGCGTATGGCGGAGACTTCCAAGGCCGTACGTGGGCGCGTAGAGATCCTGAGGAACGTCCTGAGGGTGCCTCGCACGGGTGGTGTCTTCCGCGCGCTGTCTAAGATCGCTGAGACTGCCCACGGACTGAACGTTTCCGGCGCGATCATTGATGAGGTTCACGTTCACAAGTCGCGTGACCTCGTTGACGCTATCGAGACCGGTACCGGTGCCCGTGATCAGCCGCTAATCGTGTTCATCACGACGGCTGACGAGGGTGAGGAAGGCTCGATCTACGACGAGAAGCACACTTACACTCGTCGTGTCGCTGAGGGTGTGGTTAAGGACCCCGGTCACTACGGCGTGATTTGGGCGGCTGCTGAGGATGCCGACCCTTTCTCTGAGGAGACGTGGCGTAGGGCTAACCCGGGTCTTGGTGTTTCCCCCTCGCTGTCTTACCTCCGTCGTGAGGCTGAAAAGGCTAAGTCAACCCCCTCGTACTTTCCGACGTTCTGTCGCCTGTCTCTCAATCGTCGTATGCGCTCGTCTACGCGTTGGCTGCCTATGCCTTTGTGGGATGAGAACGCCGGAACGGTTGATGAGAAGCGTTTCCGCTATCGCCGTGCTTGGGGTGGCGTTGACCTTTCGGCCGTGTCTGACCTTTCCGCTTGGGTGCTCGCTGTTGAGTCTCGGCAACCCGGAGTTGAGCTAGAGCTAATCTCGCGTTTCTGGCTGCCTGAGGAGCGGGTTGACGAGCTTGAGGCTCAGCTACAGATGCCGTTGCGTCAGTGGGCTCGTGATGGCTTCCTGACCCTCACTGAGGGCGACGCTATCGACTACGGCGCGATTGAGAAGCAGATCATTGCCGACTGTCGCCGGTTGAACGTGCAGCGCGTGAGCTATGACCGCATGTTTGCGGGTCAGCTTGTGCAGCGCGTTGACCAGAAGACCAAGGGTGTTGATGTGGTCCCGATCGCGCAGACCTACTTGGGTATGTCGCCCGGTTCTAAGGAGCTTGAGCGGCTGCTACGTGAGGGGCGTGTCAAGCATGGTGGTAATCCCATCTTGCGTTGGAACGCTGCTTGCGTGGAAATCTACGCGGACGGTAACGACAACATCCGTCCTCGGAAGCCGGACCGTCATCAATCCTCGGCCCGTATCGACGGCATTGCAGCCGCTGTGATGGCTCTTGACGGTTATGTCCGTCGCCCGATCAAGAAGGCTCGCGCTGCGAGTGCGTAGCAACTACTGAATTCAGCAACTGACCACCTAGGGAAGGGGGTTGACGCATGGCTGAGACCCCCCTTGAGGTCGTGAACCGGCTATACGCCAAGCTCAAGCGACGTGCCAGTAACGCCAAGAAGTACGGCGCGTACTACAACGGCGATCACAACCTAAAGTTTGCGTCCCCTGAGTTCTCGACCATTGCCGGTGACCTGTTCGATGGGTTCTCGGATAACTGGTGTCAAGTGATCGTTGACTCGACGCTTGAACGGCTTATGCCTATGGCGTTCCGTCTTGATGACGGGTCGCTTGACTCTGTCGCTTGGGATTCTTGGCGCCGCAATGAGTGTGATGTTGAGATTGGCCTTGCTCTTCTTGAGTCGCTGATTTCGGGTCGCTCGTATGCGCTCGTGTGGCGTCCAGAGGGGCCGGATACTGAGATCACGTTCTATGACGCCACGAGCGCCATTGTTGAGTATGTGCCTGGCAAGCGTCGGGTACGGCGTTACGGCCTGATCACGTGGACGGATGACGAGCGAGAGAATGTCACGCTCTTCACTGCTGACCGAGTGTTCAAGTTCTCGCGTCCGATCGGTCATGCTGCCCGGTACGACTACGCCGACAGCAACATTGGCGTTCTCGGCGGTTCGGCATGGTCGCTTGATGCTGAGATGCCTAACCCGCTCAAGGTGGTCCCGCTCGTCCCGTTTGAGAACCGTGCTCGCCTACAGGGCAAGCCAGTTTCGGAGATTGCGAACGTTGCTCCGCTACAGGACACCGTTAACACTCTCTGGGCTCACCTCCTGACCAACTCTGACGCTCTCGCGGTTCCCGCGCGTGTGGTTACCGGCATGGACCGGCCTACGCGTGAGATCACGGACGATGAGGGTGAGGTTGTCGGGGAGGAAG